GAAAGCCAAGACTTTGGTAGTAAAATTAAACTGTGGAATGGGTCTGCATGGCAATACGTTGACATAAGACCTTATGCAGATGTTTCTGAAGAAACACAAACTGTTACTGTCGGTTCTTTGATATTTAAAGGCATCGAATCTTATGGGTTTAATAGTGCCGCTTTTGGTTCAATTAGCGACGGTACTTTTGGATTCATCAGTAATGCTGTAATTAACGAGCTTTTTTGGAGCAACGTTGGAGGTTTAAGTTTCACGCTTGCCGGGAATAGAGCAAATTCTGGATGGAGCACAGTGGTAATAAACAGCATAGCTTTTAATAGATCAGCTGCTGCATATAGTTATGATGGTGATAATAATACCACTAGTTGGTTAATGGCAGGATCAAATCCATTCGGTACAACAAATGGCTCGGTGGTTCCGGCAGTATTTGTACAATGATAATTACAGCAAGTAAAATAACCAATCTATCAGATATTGATTTTGATGCATTTTTTGAAGTATCATTGCCAATCCTTGATGCTGAAGAAAACCACTGGCCTGCCGGCGTCACATCTTATGCAGACAAAAAAGCGTATACTATTGCTTCAATCAATGTGATAAACGGTTTGCCGACAGCGTTTTCCTTCAAGATAAATGTAAATGATCTTACGGTCGTAGCAACGTTTGGGTTTATTGATAATGGACAACATAGTATTATAATCGGTCTATTACGCGATGATGCAAATGGTTCACGCAGTTACGTTTATGATCCGGGTTTTGCTGAAGCCATTAAAAGTATCACGATGACTAATGGCGCTTCTTCTGGTTCAATTCATTTTTACGCGGGCAGTCAAGCGTGTGAAACATTTAAAAATGTTTACAATGCAACTGAAAGCGATTTAACTTATGTTGTATCGGAACATAACCCGCCTGTTACAATATTGCGAATATGGTAGATTTAATAAATATAAGTTATAATCGACTTATTGGAAGAATAAATGGCACTGAAAGCAAACATAGTAATCGATCAAGGCACTTCATTTTCTACATCAATTGATGTCACTGATGAAGATGGTAACATCGTAAATCTCGCAGGATTTACAGGTGCCGCTCAGCTGCGTAAGCATTATACTTCGACCGCTCAAACCGCATTTACAGTTTCAATTACTGCCGTGACTGGTGTTGTCGCTCTTTCAATGTCAGCAAATACTACAAATGGCCTTACAGCCGGAAGATATGTATACGACTGCGAGTTGACTGATGGCAGTGGAACAGTTTCTCGTCTTGTTGAAGGTATCGTCACAGTTACACCAGGAGTGACAAGATAGTGTCAATTCAAGGTCAAATTAGATCTGCAGCTACAACAATAAAAGCCAATGTTACTAATAATGGTGGAAGTCTTTCTGCGCAATCTCCTATTACTCTCAAGAATCAAATACAAGAAATAAGAAGTATTGAAAATATACTTGACGTCAGCGTAGTTGACGTAACCAATGGCTCTACATTAATCTATAATTCTCAAAATGATAAATATGAGGTGAGACAACTACAAGTCGGAGATTTAAATCTGGATCTTGACGGCGGATCATTTTAATACAAAGGGAATAAAAACATGGCCGTAGAGACCGGTAACTTAATTCAAATTAAAAGGTCATTAACGACAGCTGATGCGCCAGCATTAGCTAACGGTGAATTAGCATTTACAGCCAATGGCGATCATCTCTTTATCGGTTCGAATGGTGCTTCTATCACCATTGCAGGTAAGTTTAATCCCGGCGTACTAACTGCCAATCAAGCACTCGTTGCGAATGGCACATCTGGTATCGACAAGATTATTACAGCGAATGCTGTCGTAACTACGTTGACGGCCAACGGTTCGACCGGTACTAACGGACAAGTTCTTGCATCAAATGGAACAGCCGCTTATTGGGAAACTCCTACTTCTGGAGTAGCTGGTTCGAATACACATGTTCAATTTAACAATTCTGGCGCATTAGCCGGAGACGCAGACTTTACGTTTGATAATACCAATAATAAACTGTCTGTTGCAGGCGGTGTTATTGCCGCTTCTGGCGGTAACTTCGTTGTTGGTTCTAATTCCTTTGTTGCGAATGCTACAGGTGTATTCTCTACAGGCACCGTAAACGCAGCGATTGTGAGTGTTGGTGCGGCTTTCGTAGCAAACGCCACACAGATCAATATTGGAGCTAACGTTGCCGTTAACGCAAATGGCACAAATGGTACTGCAGGGCAAGTTCTTGCATCGAACGGTACAGCCGTATACTGGGTAACACCTCAAGACGGTGATATTACAGCAGTCACAGCAGGTGACGGTCTTACTGGTGGCGGTACATCAGGTGCCTTATCTCTTGCCGTTGGTGCCGGTAACGGTGTCAGCGTCTCTGCAGACGCGATTGCCGTAGTTGCAAATAGCGGTCTTGCTTCAAATACCTCAGGCGTATTTGTTGTTGCTGGTAGCGGTATTGCATCTAACTCAAGTGGTGTACACGTTGTCGCCGGTGCGAATAGCGGTCTTGTATCGAACGCGACTGGTGTTTTTGTAAGCGCTGGATCTACTCTTGTAGCCAACGCTTCTGGCTTGCACGTTAATACGGCTAACCTTTCAATTGCCACATCGCAACTAACAGGCGACGTTGCTCTTGGTTCGGGTACATCAGGCGACTATGTTGCGACTATCACAGCTGGTAACGGTATTTCTGGATCCTCATCTGGTGAAGGTGGCGCGGCAACAATCGCTGTTGTAGCAAACAACGGTATTGTATCGAATACATCGGGCGTCTTTGCCAAAGCTGCGAATGGTATTTCTGTTGATGGCGCTGGTATCAACGTCACAGCCGGCGACGGTCTTACAGCTAACGCGACTGGTGTTCATGTTGGTGCTGCTAACGGTATTAGTGTTTCTGCAGACACTGTAGGTCTTACCACTGGTTCGACACTCACCGTCAACTCGGCTGGTGTACACGTTAATAGCGCACTCTCGATTACAGATCTTTCTCTTTCAGGAAATCTGACTGTTCTCGGTACACTTTCAACAATCGATACTACGAACCTGACAGTTCAAGATTCGATGATCGAACTTGCAAACGGCAACGGCACAACCGATATTCTTGATATCGGTCTTTATGGTCAATACGGTTCGAGTGGAGCTAAATTCACTGGCCTTTTCCGCGATGCAACTGACGGAATCTATAAACTCTTTGTTGGTTCTCAAACAGAACCTACAACGACTGTAGATACTGGTGCAGCTGGTTATACGACTGCGACATTACAAGCATTCTTAACTTCGGGTGGTTTAGTTTCGAACGCGACTCACGTTGCTATTACTGCCAACTCAACAGTCAATGTAAGCATCACAGCGAATACTCTTACACTGTCGACTCCTCTTGGCGTTGCTTCAGGTGGTCTTGGTATTAACTCAATTACATCTGGTGCAATTCTTGTAGGTAACGCAGCTGGAGCAGTTACTGTTCTTACAGTTGGCACAAACGGCCAAGTTCTGCAATCAAACGGATCATCGGTAATATATAAAACACTTGACGGCGGAACTTTTTAAAAATAAAATAAATATAAATAGCTCTAGAGATAATTTCAACGGAGCTATTTTTTTATGCAAGAAAAATACGGATTTATATACATTTGGTTTGATAAAAAACATCGTAAATACTACCTAGGTAGGCATTGGGGGTTTGCAAATGACGGTTATATTTGTTCTTCTACCGGAATGAGAAATAATTACAAAAATCGGCCATATGACTTTAAACGAAGAATCGTTTCGTATGTTTATACTACAAAAGAAGATTTAGTATTAGAAGAACAAAGATGGCTTGATTTTATTGATCCTTCTAAATTAAATAAAAAATATTATAATAAAACTAATAGAGCTTCGACTCCTTCTACTCTTGGTTATTCACATACGATAGAAACTATAGAAAAAATTAAACAGAGTAATTTAGGGTTAAAGCGTTCTGAATATACAAAGAATGCTAATAGTTTAGCTAGTATAAAACAATTTTCAAATCAAGAACAAAGAAAAAAAACGGCTGAAGCTTCGCGTTTGATGTGGCAAGATCCAGAATATTTGGAGAAACAAAAAAAAGCCAGATCTAAACCAGGATATTATGTTGGATTTAAAGGCAAAAAACACTCTGAAGAAACAAAAAGAAAAATTTCAGAAACTAAAAAAATGAAACAGGAACTAAAAAATGGAAGCTGAATTTGTAAATGAGTATATCAGTCGATTACTCGCGAGTGTACATGATCTTACAAGTAAGAACGTAATGCTAGAAACAAGACTGGTCATGGCCGATAAAACCATGGCCAGTCTTCAAGCAAAAATTGTTGATCTTGAAAAGCTTGGAAATAAAAACAAAAAAGCTGAAGATACTTCTGTATAAATAGAATATTAGGGTTATATAACCGCTTTGTTGCTCTATATAGAGGTTGAGAATGGCAAACAAATTTCAATTCAAGCGCACGACAGTTGCTGGTCGTACAGCTAATACTACTGACGTAGCAAATTCTGGTTTTATTGATAACGGCGAATTTGCAGTCAATCTAACTGATCGTAAAGTCTTCTCTTCAGACGCTGCGAATGCCATCTTCGAAGTCGGTTCAAATCTCTCTTCTCTTGCTGTTGTTACGATTGTAGCTAACGGATCGTCTGGATCCGGCGGCCAAGTTCTTTCGTCGAATGGAACAGGCCTTTATTGGGGTATAGGTGGCGAAGCGAATGCTGCTACCATGAATACCTATACGTTTACTGTGACATCAAATACGACAGTGTTTACGGGCACTGACGATACATCAAACACATTCATATATACTGCAGGACTTGAAAGCGTCTTTATCAATGGCTCTCGTCAGATTGCGGGCGTTGACTATAACACAACCAATACCACCGTCCTGACGCTCACGGCGAATGCGATCGCCGGTGATATTGTTCAAGTTACAACCTTAAATGGTGCTTCACTTACTCTCGGTTCTCAAGGTGTCCAAGGCGCAACTGGTGCACAAGGTGTTGCTGGTGCACAAGGTGCAACTGGAGCCCAAGGTGCACAAGGTGCAACCGGTGCTCAAGGTGTTATTGGTGCCCAAGGTGTTATTGGTGCCCAAGGTGCACAAGGTGATACTGGAGCCCAAGGTGCTCAAGGTGTTATTGGGCCACAAGGTATTGCTGGTGCTCAAGGTGCACAAGGTGATACTGGCGCTCAAGGTGCAACTGGAGCCCAAGGCTCTACGGGTGCTCAAGGTGCACAAGGCGTAACTGGTAATACTGGCGCACAAGGTGTTGTTGGAGATACTGGAGCTCAAGGTGCAACTGGTAATACTGGAGCTCAGGGCGCAACCGGTGCTCAAGGTGTTGCTGGAGATACTGGCGCACAAGGCGCCCAGGGCAACGATGGTAACTTTGGCGGGGCTACTTTCGATTATACATTCGATACAAGCACAAGTGCGGCTGATCCTGGCACTGGTAAGATAAGATTTAATAATGCCGACGTTACTTTAGCAAGTGCGATATATATTGATGCATCAAATGATGCAGCTACTAATATTCAATCATTCTTAAACACCATCGACGATTCTACAAGCACAATTAAAGGCCACTTTAGAATCTCTAATCGGCTTGATGCTTCTGACTTTGCGTTGTTTACAATTTCATCATTGACAAATAATACTGGTTGGTTTACAGTTAACTGTGCTTATGTGAGTGGTTCTGCATCATCGTTTACAAACCTTGAAGATATTATTATTACGTTTGCAAGAACGGGCGATCGCGGAGATACAGGTGCTCAAGGCGCTCAAGGTGTCCAAGGTGCAACTGGCGCTCAAGGTGCACAAGGTGATACTGGCGCTCAAGGTGCTCAAGGCACGACTGGTAATACTGGTGCTCAAGGTGCTCAAGGTGCTCAAGGTGCTCAAGGTGCTCAGGGTGCTCAAGGCGCCGTCGGTGCTCAGGGTGCTCAAGGTGTTGCTGGAGATACCGGCGCTCAAGGTGCAACAGGTGCTCAAGGAGCGACTGGTAATACTGGCGCGCAAGGTATTGCTGGAGCTCAAGGCTCACAAGGAGCTACTGGAGCCCAAGGCGCTGAAGGTGCAGCATCAACGGTCGCTGGTCCGCAAGGCACTACTGGCTCCCAAGGTGCTCAAGGTCCGCAAGGTGCTCAAGGCGCCGAAGGAGCAGCTTCATCGGTTGCTGGTCCACAAGGTTCTACTGGAGCTCAAGGTGCTCAAGGTGCTCAAGGTCCGCAAGGTGTTATTGGTGCGCAAGGCGTAGCTTCAAATTCTGCTACCATGAATACTTACACGTTTACTGTGGCATCAAATACTACGGTGTTTACGGGCACTGACGACACATCAAATACATTTGTATATACTCCAGGACTTGAAAACGTCTTCATCAATGGCTCTCGTCAGATTGCCGGCGTTGACTATAATACGACAAATACCACTGTCATGACACTCACAGCGAATGCATTAGCTGGTGATATTGTTCAAGTTACAACTTTCAGTGACTTAGTGATCGTCGTTGGTACTCAAGGAGCAACTGGTGCTCAAGGTGTTATTGGTGCTCAAGGTGCAACAGGAGCTCAAGGCGCTCAAGGTGCACAAGGTGGTACTGGCGCCCAAGGTGTCCAAGGTGCAACTGGCGCTCAAGGTGCACAAGGTGATACTGGCGCTCAAGGTGCAACAGGAGCTCAAGGCACAACGGGTGCTCAAGGTGCACAAGGTGTTATTGGACCACAAGGTGTTACTGGTGCTCAAGGTGCTCAAGGTGCTCAGGGTGCTCAAGGTATTACTGGAGATACTGGCGCTCAAGGTGCAACTGGTGCTCAAGGAGCGCAAGGTGCTCAAGGCGATGCTTCAACAGTTGCTGGTCCACAGGGTACTACTGGAGCCCAAGGCTCACAGGGTGCGACTGGAGCCCAAGGCGCTACTGGTGCCCAAGGCGCGCAGGGCGAGACTGGTAATACTGGAGCTCAAGGCGCGACTGGTAATACTGGAGCTCAAGGTGCGCAAGGCATTACTGGAGCTCAAGGTGCTACTGGCAATACTGGAGCGCAAGGTATTCAAGGCGATACTGGCGCTCAAGGAGCAACTGGATCACAAGGTGTTACTGGTGCTCAAGGTGCTCAAGGTGTTACTGGTGCTCAAGGTGCTCAAGGTGCAGCTTCATCGGTTGCTGGTCCACAAGGTGTTACTGGTGCTCAAGGTGCAACTGGAGCTCAAGGCGCACAAGGTGTTATTGGTGCTCAAGGTGTAGCTTCAAATCTTGCTACTATGAATACCTATACGTTTACTGTGATATCAAATACTACAGTATTTACAGGCGCAGACGATACAGCAAATACGTTAATATATACCGTTGGGCTTGAAAGTGTCTTTATTAATGGCTCTCGTCAGATTGCAGGAGTTGACTATAACACAACAAATACCACTGTTGTAACGCTCACATCTAATGCAGTGGCTAGCGATATTGTTCAAATTACAACCTTGAATGATGCTTCGCTTACTCTTGGAGCTCAAGGTGCTACTGGTGCTCAAGGCGCTCAAGGTGCACAAGGTGATACTGGTGCTCAAGGTGCAACAGGAGCTCAAGGCACAACTGGCGCCCAAGGCGCTACGGGTGCTCAAGGTGCCCAAGGTGTAACTGGTGCGCAAGGTGCTCAAGGCGATACTGGTGCTCAAGGTGCAGCGGCGGTTGTAGGCGGATCGAATACACACATACAATTTAATGATTCTACCAGTTCTAACGGATCTGCCGGATTCACGTTTAACAAGACAAGTAATAACGTTACGGTTGCTAATAATATATCTGCTACTACCGGTACATTTGCTGGGGCAGTATCGGGCATCACAACATTAGCTGCCGGCAATACGACGATTACTGGGGATGTTACAGTTTCTGGTAATCTTACTATATCTGGTACGAGAACATATGTCAATACAACGACACTTGATGTTGGCGATAATATTGTCACGCTGAATGCAGATCTCGGCGCTAATCCTCCTACTGAGAATGCTGGTCTCGAGATTATGCGTGGGACATCTTCCAATGTTCAGTTTATGTGGGACGAGACAAACGATCGCTGGTCAACCAATAGCCAACCGCTCGCCGTTTCATCGCTCGTAGCCGCAGGTGCAGCATCAGGAATTACAACATTAGCTGCTGGTAATACTACCATCACTGGCTTTGCTAATGTTACCAGCACCATTCAAGGTGGGTCGTCCTTAACTATTGCAGGTGCTGCTTCTGGTATCACCACCCTTGCCGCTGGTAATACAACGATTACTGGGTTTGCGACAGTAGCATCAGCTAGAGGAGCGGTTGCGGTTCCAACTGCAGGTCAAAATAACTCTGCTTTCTATGTAAGTGGTTCTGATACAGCATATGGTTTGTTGTTTGGTGCAGATCCTGCTACAGGTAAAGGTTGGATTCAGTCTCAGCGCACAGATGGCACTGCTACTACTTATAACTTAAAGTTAAATCCTACGGGATCAGGCATTGAAGCCGGCAATACAACGATTACTGGTTTTGCAAATGTATCTGTTTCTGTGAATTCGGCACTGTTTACAGTTGGAACATCAGTCGTGATCAATGCGACATCAATGAATACAAGCGGTGGACAGTTCGTTGCTAACTCAACCGGTATTTATGTTTCTGGTTCAATCACTTCAGCGTGTTCTAGTTTTGTTGTTAGTAGTACTGGAGTATTAACATCACCCGACCTCGTTGACGCAGTGGGTTACAAAGGACTGCCGCAAAACGCCAAAACTGCAGCTTATGGGTTGGTACTTGCTGACATGGGTAAGATGATCAATACCACGACAGGAGGTGTAGTAATTCCAGCAAACGCCAACGTGGCCTTCCCACTTGGATCGACGATTGTTATCTATAATAACAGCGCATCCAGTCAAACGATTAGCATCACGACTGACACCATCTATCTTGCTGGTACGGCTACAACCGGTTCACGCACATTAGCGCAGCGCGGCCTTGCAACATGTGTAAAGGTTGCCAACACGACTTGGGTCGTTTCCGGAGCAGGTGTCACCTGATGACTGGTATTCTCTGTGCATTGGTTGGATCAGGTAGTGCAGCCCCTGTAATTGCAACTTACACAATAGGTGCTTTTGGAGCTGGCGGATCGGGCGCGTCGAACGGCAGTACTGGTGGCACAACCACGTTTATCCTGAGTGGCACAACTTTGACTGCTGCTGGCGGCGGGGGAGGCAATTATAACTCTGCTTCTACTTCCTCAGGGGGTACGGCATCTGGAGGAACAACTAATTCAACCGGAGGTACAGGAGGTGGTGCCTCCGGCGACGTAGGTGGCGCAGGTGGTGGTGGCATAGGAGGTGTAGCCGGGGCTAGCAGTTTAGGGAGTAGTGGCCAGAATGGAGCGGCAGCGACTTATTTGACCGGACTGCAGACGGCTCTAACCGCGCTTGGATACACAGGCTCGCCTGGTAGTGGATCACCCGCCGGGGACAACACGACCGCAAATGACAACTACGGCGGGCCCGCAGACGGTCCTGGCTGCGGCGGCGGTGGGGCAGGGTATTGGGGTGGCGGCGGTGGCAGCGGCCGGCTTGGCGGTGGAGGGGGCGGAGCGGCTGGCTACACAGGCAGCGCGACCGGCGGCGATGGCGGCTTCGGGCTTATCGTGATTGAACGTATCACCAACGGCACAACTGTAAGAGAAGCCTTAACATCAGGGTCTTCGGCTTTGTACACAATCCCCAGTGGGACTACGTCTTTAACTGTTTGGGCCATCGGCGGTGGCGGCGGTGGCGCTGGCAGCACTAGTGATGGCACTGCGGGTGGAGGAGGTGCTGCTGGTGGTACGGCGCGCCGCGAGTTCACGTTCTAAGGAGCAAAAATTATGACTGAATACCATCAAGCCTTTCACACTATTACGATATAGCGCGAGATGCGTTCATCAATAACCACACACAAAGAGTTTAAAGTTATAAATACAATAGAATAAAATCTGTGGGATAGGGAACCAGATGACACCGAATAATTTTAGAATCAAAAACGGGTTAACCGTATCGAATGGCGTAACAATATCGGCAGGCAACGTTGTAATTACGAGCGGTCAACTCGTCATTGGTGCTACTGCAATTAACGCTACCTCGCTGAGTGACGGAGCCAATAACGCATATACGAATGCAATTACAATTGCCGCCAATGCCAGCAATCTGACTTCAGGTACAGTGGCAATTGCTCGAATTCCAACTGCTGATTCAGTAAGCAATACCTCGATCTCTCATGTGCCTACTGCTAATAATGTCAAGACTGCATATGATGCGGCGATCGCAGCCAACACTCTTGCCAATACTGCAGCGACTGCAGCAGGAACTGCATACAGTAACGGCGTAACATATACTGATACGAAAATCGGAACTGCCAATACTGCAATGGTTGCAAATGCCGATGCAGCATATACCAATGCGACTATCTTTGCAGCGAATGCTTCGAATGCAAACAATGGTACATTAGCGTTTGCTCGATTGCCTTCATTGTTTGTTGGAACGACAACGATTCAGTCGACGAGTGCTGCACAAGCAGTCAGTGGCATTACAACTCTTGCCGCCGGTAACACGACGATTACCGGAGATATTACGGTTTCTGGTAATCTCACTATCAATGGTACCACAACGAATATAAATTCTACAAATCTTCTTGTAGAAGATAAAAATATTATACTTGGTGATGTGACTACTCCATCTGATGTCACTGCCGATGGCGGCGGTATTACTCTCAAAGGTGGTACCGATAAAACATTTAACTGGGTTGATGCAACTGACAGCTGGACCGCTTCAGAACATATCGATCTTGCGGCCGGTAAAGTCTATAAGATCGGTACTACTACTATTGCTAACTCTACAGCTTTAGGTACTGGAATTCTTGCGTCGTCTCTTACCTCTGTTGGTACTTTAAGTTCTCTTACACTCGGTGGAGCTTTATCAGGTGTCACAACTGCAGCGATGGGTAATACCACAGTTACTGGTTTTGCCAACGTAACCACTACCATGCAAGTCGGCGGTGTCACTACACTCGCCGCAAACTTAGTAATGGCGAACAATTTTATTACTCGCCCAGTGCTAGCAGGTTACTCTGAACATGAAGTGTCAAATGCGGCAGTTACTGGTACATTTACGTTGGACTTTGCGACTGCAAACTTCTTCGATCTTACACTTACTGGAAATACGACAATCTCACCATCTGGAATTCCAGCCAATACAAGAATGGTTTCTGCTACACTTGTAGCCAAACAAGATGCGACCGGAGGAAGAACGATCACATGGCCGGCAGGTACTAAATATGCGGGTGCTGTCTCTCCTCCTGCAACAACCAACGCAAACGCTGTCGATATCTGGTCGATTATGACGTACGATGCAGGCAATACTTACATTGTTTCGTTGTCAGTGAAGAATGCGAGCTAAGATATGGGTATTGGTGGCGGTTCTAAATTTACACTCGAAAAAACTTGGAGAGCAAGCGGCGTCGGTAAGACTAAGTTTAATGCACCAAGCAATATCGCGATTCCTTATGGTAGAAATAGTATTCTTGTTTCAGGACAAGGCGGTATTGGCACAGCTTTAATTCCTGGGCCTGGAGCTAACTTTAATATTGTTGCAGGAACCGGTACCGGTACATTCAATATAGTTCCTGGACCTGGAGCTAACTTTAATATTGTTCCTGGAACTGGAAGCACATTTAATATTGTTGCAGGAACTGGTACCGGTACATTTAACAAAACTCCTGGTCCTGGTACCGGTACATTCAATATTACTGCAGGAACTGGTACCGGTACATTTAATAAAGTTGCAGGAACTGGTGCTGGATTTAATGTTGTTGGGGGAAATGTATCAGGAAGTAACGTTACACCAGGAACTAGTGCTGGATTTAATGTTGTTGCAGGAACTGGTGCTGGATTTAACGTAGTTCCTGGCAATGTGTCTGGAAGTAACGTGACACCAGGAAATAGTGCTGGATTTAATGTTACTCCCGGACCCGTCGCATTCATTTTTAAAGGTTCTACTTTCTACAATGCTCCAAGCCCCGGGCCGGAGAACTTCAATGCTCCTTCTCCTGGACCATCAAACTTCAATGCACCTTCGAACGGTCCTCAAAACTTTAATGCACCTTCGAACGGTCCTCAAAACTTTAATGCTCCAAGCCCCGGTCCTGCAAACTACAATGCCTTTGCCAACGGGCCACAAAACTTCAATGCGCCTACAAACGGGCCACAAAACTTTAATGCACCTACCAACGGGCCACAAAACTTTAATGCACCTACAAACGGTCCACAAAACTTCAATGCGCCTACTAACGGGCCTCAGAACTTCAATGCGCCTACTAACGGGCCACAAAACTTCAATGCGCCTACTAACGGACCGCAAAACTTTAATGCTCCTACAAATGGCCCACAGAATTTTAATGCTCCTACTCCGGCGGTTCCAGGAAATGCAGCAAACGCCCTCGGTATTACTTTCCCCGGATCAAATGCCGGCGGTACGCCTGCACCCGTAATAAATAGTCAGAGGGCAAGCTACTATGATTTTCCGGATGGCGCTTCACATTCGGTAACTGTGGCACCTGGAGGATATATTGAAATAACAATTGAATAAGTGATTTGAAGAAGGATTTACTATGGCATATACTATCCCTAAATATGGGAAACAATTGAACTGCTTTTCTGTGTGGACAGGAGGATTTACTCCCGAAGAAGTCGATAAAATTATTGACATAGAAAAACTTCAAGAATTCGAAAAAGGCAGAATTGGACAAGATTTAAATTCTCCGGCTCCAGTCGAAACTCGCGACTCAGATATCTCATGGATACATCACGACCAACATAGCGATTGGTTATTTCAGAGAATGTCTGGAATAATATCAATAGTCAACGGTGATCATTTTATGTACAACATTGAAGGTGTCGAAGCTTTTCAGTACTCTAAATATGGTCCTAATCAACACTATACTTGGCATTGGGACGTCGAGTTTGGTTGGCAGAAATATATAAGAAAGATATCGGCATCATTACTTCTCTCAGATCCGAATGAATACGAAGGCGGTGAATTAGAGATTATTAATAATGGAAATCTTGAAGAAAAACTCTCGTTTAAACCAAATAAAGGTGACGTTGTATTTTTTGCTTCATGGATGCCACATCGCGTAGTGCCGGTCACTTCTGGTTTACGTAAAAGTCTTGTAGCATGGGTAATGGGTGAAAGAGAATGTTAAGTTGGAATCTTTTTAAGAAGAAACCTATCATCGAGTTTTATTGTCATCGAGATGATGTCGAAGTATTGCCTCAGCCAAAACCCGCGGCAAAATATATGCCAGAATGGTATAAGAAGATTCCACCATTGATTACTGATGGAAGAGATGATCGCGACTGGACTGGTTCACATAGTTTTACGGCAAAAAAATGCATGCCAATGATCGACGCCATGTCACTCGGATATGTCATTCCACTTATCGGTGATCTCACGGTGAGATCAAATGATGACTGCAGTACAATAGAGGTGACATCTTCGCCTCAAATCAATGTATGTGAGTTTCATGACATTCGACAACTCGGAGAAAGATCTGCTCCTGGATTTCCTGCACCTCCTCTCAAGTTTGTCAATCCATGGATTGTAAAGACTGCTCCAGGTTGGTCGACTCTTTTTATAGCACCGATTAATAACTTCGAAAGCCATTTTACATGTCTGTCAGGATTAGTTGATACAGATACATATCCGAAGGAAGTCAATTTCCCAGCAATCTGGCACACTCCAAATGCCGACGTACTTTTACTTGCTGGTACACCCTTAGTCATTGCTATTCCAATTAAGCGCGATGCTGTTCCATCAAAACCTACCATCAGAGATATGAAAGAAGATGAACACCGCTTAATTAATATCATATCAAAGATGCAAAATACTCGAAGAAGCGTATACACAAAAGAATTGAGAGTACCGAGAAAATGAAAAATCTATTTTCTTTTTTAAAACCAAAGAAAGATATTGAATTCGTAGATACTAAGAAGTTATCTTATCATAACTTTTCTGTTGAACGGGCCATTGATGTTCCAACGAATACACGTAAGGTTCAACAAGACAAGTATGGCAAACATTTGATGCCGCTGTGCCCGGGAATTTTAGACTATGCACAATTTGGATACATCATTCCGGCCTGGGTAGATATTCATATTATGGCAAATAAAGCTGGTACTTCTTGGTATATCGGTGATCGAGGTCCTCGCGGAGATCGTGGGTTCGACAATGCTATAAAGATGGATGAAAAGTTCGTCGAAGGTGCATTTACTCCAGTTGGAATTGATCCTACAGCAATCTTATTTCCATCTCCTTGGAAAATTTTTACTCAAAAAAATATCAGCGCATTGTTGATGCCGGCATTTTATCATTCTACTTTTCTCGACGATCTGTATGTTGTTCCCGGTTTGGTAGATTACAAAAACTTCCATGTTGTAAATTGGATTTGTATGCCGAAGAGAGAATGCAACGTCCATATCAAAGCGGGAGAACCTTTAATGCATGTAATTCCTTTCCTCAATAAAGAGATTAGTGCTTCTGTTGGTCCGGCCTCAGATGAGAAAATAGATAAAACTATGAATCTAATTCCCGGAGACGATAAGCAATACTATCGAAAGTTTATGGGAATGAAAAAGAAATTTAATATGCAAAAAGAAGAGATTAAATAATGAATATTTTTGTTTCAGTATGTTCGTATCAAGATCCTTTACTTCCTCATACAATTAAAAGTATGTTGCAAACCAAGTCAAATAGAAATAACGTAGTCTATTCAATCTTCGAACAAACTCGTTACGAAGATTCTTTGGCATGCACTGAACCGGTACTTGTAAGTCGAGACGATGTCATCTATAAAAGAATCGATCCCGAATACTCTGATGGTTGTGTTTGGGCAAGATACATTAACATGTTGAATATCACAAACGAGTATGACTTCATCTATCAAGTCGACTCACACATGTTACACGATATGAATTGGGATCGTGTTTTGATTGAAGATTATAAGAGAGCCATGGATATGTGTGAGACGAATAAAGTCATCATCACTGGATCATGTAAGTCGTTTACAATCGAAGAAAAAGACGGAGAGATTAAAACTTATCTTTGTCAAGAAGAAAATGATGCTTGCCAAGTCAAGTATTATACTATCGATCCTGACACCTTGATTCCAGATGTACACGGAGATGTGATTCCATCAACTGATATGCCTCGTCCGGCATTTCATATTATGGCAGGAAACTTCTTCACGCATGTCGATTGGATTGATAATGTGGGATTAGATCCAAAGATCTTCTTTGTAGGAGAAGAAGTCATGATGACGATGATGTCATATGCTGCTGGATATAAAATGTTCCATCATAGTAAGATGGTTTCATATCATCTCGAAAATACTGCGAATTGGCATACGAAAACTCCTCCAGAAAATCAAAAGGCTGCAAGAAGAAGAGAAATACTTTCAGAGATTGGTCGTTGGCAATGGAAACATTATCTTGAGGCGTGCAGAGAAGATCTTCTTTCTGAATTTCATCAAGAATTCGGCGTAGACTTTATTAATCTCGATATCGAAGAGCGCGCGCGCACTTATAGTCTTGATGTTATTCCTGGTAAAGTTGACGTGCTCGCTATTTCGAAGAAGTCAAAGAAGAAGATAAAATTGCCGAAGGTTCTTTTCATGAGTGAAGATGAAGAATAATTTCAGATAAATATACAAGAAAAATGATCTAAGTATTTAGATAAATACGCTAAGAGGAAGATATGTCAGAAGAAACATCAAAATTCGAATCGGTTGAGTTAGGTTCAAATCCTACGGCAGAAACTCACATTGTGAAAAATTGGAATATCAAAAGTCCCATAACAGAAGAAATTCATCAACTTTTAGTTGTGCTTAATCCAAAAGAGCTTTAGGAGTTAAAAATGAAATACAATTTATTTTCTTATTCTCCACTAACTTATGTTAGAATTACTGCAGAAGATGGCGAGTTGGGAATGAGTGGTGGAGAAGACGAATCTTTTGGTGTTGTGTATATCAAAGGTGGTATGAAAATTGTTGAGTCAACAATTCCAGAACAAGTGGGCATTGTATCAAACGAACCTGGATTTGTTCCTAGATATCCAGGAGTCATTAATTACTCGACAGTTGGTGATACCGAATGGTGTTGTTTCAATAGAAACGAAACAGGTGAAAGAACGCTTGTGTACCAGGAAGTAAATGGCTCGTATACTTTGCCAAAAGATACAGGGTTTATTGTAATTTCAGGTTCAGTTTCCGCAGATGGGTTGACGGCGAATCAAGATGACTATTTCAGACCAAGAACTGCTGAGTGTCTTATCGAAGGCAATGCAGTACTTGTATTGGTTTCATGATCAGGTTAATTAAAAAATTCCATCCGCGTAGCCGCATATTCGTACAGACATTTGGTTTTGCTGCAGCAATATGGGCTATTATAACAATGAGCACGTGGCAACTATTGTTATGCTCGCTCGTTATGTTTTACCTTTATAATTTTATTGGAGTGGTAATTACATATCATCGAGTACTTGCTCATAGAGTTGGAACAATGCATCCTATTGTCGAGTTCATTTGCACAGGGCTCGGGTTTTTTGGTAGTCTGGTATCACCTGTCCTATATGTATCAACACATATCAATCACCATAAATACATGGACACCGAAAAAGATCCACATAGCCCGAAGTATTTAGGATGGCGCACGTTTTCTTCTATTTTTTGGGTGAAAGGTGGAGATCGAAAAACAATTGTTCGACTCAAAAGAAACAAGATATCTAATTTTTATGACGAGCATTCGTATTTAATATTTCTTCCTTTGTTATTGTTGTTTTGGCCAAAAGTGTTTTTCTTCTTCTGGTTGATACCTGTAGTAGCAACTCTTTTTTCTCAGTATATGGCCACATGGGGGCATGGAGAAGATGGACCTAAATCGCTTGGTCTAATATACGGTATACTCTCATGCGGTGAGCATCATCACAAGTGGCATCACGAAAATTCAAATGATACTTCTGGAGAAGGTTTAGTTCATTACTTCGTGAAAGCATTAACATATAGGACTTGATCGTGGGATCTCATATAAAACATTTGCTTGAACATGAAAAAGAATTGCATGTTTTTGATGACGTCTTTACTCTTTTGTTTCGAAGTTCTGTATGGTGGTTCGCAAAATATTCGACTTTTAAAATTGGGTGGAGTGACTCTGATGTTCCAGAAAGAAAATCCCACGAATATTTGCATTCAGATTGCGAAGAAAAACAGCTTGAAGATCTTGGAATAATCAAAGAATTAGAAAATTCTTGCGTTTGGGATTTTATAAAAGAATATGACATAGGAAAAACTGTCATAAATCTTAGCACTCCATCAGATGTAAACTATGTGCATACTCATCCAGAAGATAAAATTTTGTTGTATTATGTTAATGTAGAGTGGAGAGAAGGTTGGCACGGAGAAACACAATTTTATTCTGAAGATTTAAAACAAATTCAATTTTCATCTCCATATACCCCTGGAAGATTAATTTTATTTGATGCAAATATCCCTCATACAATCAGGCCGCAGTCTATTATTGGTCCACAGTTTAGATTTACTTTGTCTATGTGTTTGAGTAAAAAAATAATATGCTCACCTATCGATGCGTAGTTTCAAGTCCACTTCGTTTAATTAATTTCTAATATCTATATTACCAGAAATAGAAACACGAGGTTCGTTTGAGGTTTGAAATGGATATACCTGATGCTTGAGATAATTTGGAAACATAATAAGAGAACCTTCCCACGTCTTATCAATATCTAATTGAGTCGTACTGATTCCGCCGTCTAATGAGTTATAAATGAATTCAAACTTTGATGCATATTTAACATGTGCTTCTTTTACATTTGGCATATTTAATTCCTCTTCTAAATCGTAAGGAATTGTAATCCATGTAACCCATGAAATAGCTTTGTGGTGAAAATGTATTGGATTATATTCGTGTTTCTTCTGAAAATTGACCCAAGCGTCATTATCAATGATATAATTTTGATTTTGATAAAAATTAAATTTTCTTGAATATTCAAGATAAGTTTGCTCTATACAATCTCTAAATTGCCCACTAATAACGTACTCAAATTCTGTTTCTATTTGTCCTATTAAAAAAGCATTGTATTTTTTCGGCTTATTATCAACTTGCTTTTGCAAATCTCGAGTCAGATCAGCAAAAATAGAAGCGGGAATTCGTGTTTTAAGAACCCCCGGATTGTAAAGTTTTATTTCTGAAAATTCTAAGTTCATAACTTAACTCCACTTCGTTCCGTGCTTTGAGCTATACTTCGTTTCAGGATCGTATGATGCGAAGTCTTCGTAGCGAGGATCTCCTGGTTCTGCTCTCTTGCCGATGCTATATTCGCCGATATGATTCACAATGTTATGGCCTTCTTCGGTCTTCAGTTTACATGTTTGCATTCCAAGTTGTTGCAACGATTTCGCGACAACATATTCGCTTAAGTTCTTCTCACCTACTGATTCGGCATGTGGAAGATCTACTATCGCGCGAGGAAAAACACTCGCCAAACTCCAAAAATATGCCTCAGAAAGTTCGCCTCGATATTTCCCGAGTGTAATGTCTGTTTCATAAGCCTGTGTTTCCTCTTCAAAGTCATACCATTTTTGTCTTGTTAAACATACCTGAGAAACGTTTCGATAGTCATGAAGAATCTGAGTCATATCGAGCATTCGAATCGGACAATTGAACGTGACATCATCTTCTGACAGATATACGTAATCGTAATCTCGTTCTCTCAGCAGTTCGAAGGTTCGATTCCATACATATGGCAAACCCATATTTTGTTGATGTAAGATGATCTCGGTGAACCCGAAATTCTTGGCCAGTTCAAACATCGTACCATCATGACGGCCTTTTGGCATATCATCGAAAAAGATGCCTTCGACTTGACATCCACTAAAGTCTAGCATATCTCGCTGTGATTTCAGAGTAGGAATCAAATACTCAAGTCGATTTGTCGACCATATTATCTTACAAACTTTCATCACGCTTGCTCCGTATCAAAGAAAAATGTTTGGAAAAGACGACCATCGTACAAATCTTTACCAAAGTAATCGAGGCTAGCGTGGAAAAGATCTCCGCTATAAAGAATGAGTCGATTGTATTTGTTGCCTACAACATCGATTCGATCCCACTTGGTATAGTCGTATGCTTCGTGCTCGTTTGTTGGAGCTCGATATTCGCCTGTTTCTTTATGTCGATACATGGCAGTGCCAGCGGTATGCGGTGCATCTGGTGACAAGTAGCATACACCAGCCCACGTACTCGTGTGATCGCAATGAATCCACGTTCTATCTGAAGCGGTAGCATATTGAAAGGCGCCAGTATAACCCGAATCTTCGTGCCAATTAGAAATCTTTCCGACTGGATTCATCCAATGTTGAATGCAATCTTTGACATCTTGTGTCAAGAAAGAAGGCGTTCGTTTTCCTGGATAATTGCCTATGACACTAAATTCTTGTGTCAGAGCGAAAGCTCGTACGGCATCTGGATTGATATAGAAGTTATCAATAATCATCAAGTCTAAATTCATAATATTTCAAGTCCTCATCGTGTACTGGTTGTATTTATAAGCCGTATAAATAACTAAAGGATAAATATAGTAAAAGAGGTATTCGATGGCAACTCCTACTACAAAAGCGACATTTAAAGAGTATTGCCTTCGGAAGCTCGGCAAACCGGTCATTGAGATTAACGTCGACGATGATCAGGTCGATGATCGTATCGACGAAGCTTTACGTTACTGGTATGACTATCACTTTGATGGTTCAGAAAAAGTATATTATAAGCATGCAATCACAGAGACTGATGTCGCAAACAAGTATATTACTCTTCCAGAAAATATCATTGGAGCTGTGAGTATCTTCTCGATAGGAGATCCTTCGCTAAGCTCTGATGACCTCTTTAACATTCGTTATCAGATAGCTCTGAATGATATTTATACGCTAACAAACGTATCTCTCGTGCCATATTACATGGTCATGGAGCATCTTGCTTTGATGACAGAGCTTCTTGTTGGCAAACAACCGATTCGCTATTCTCGCCATAAAGATCGATTACATGTCGACATGGACTGGAATACCGTTGCCGTCGGCTCGTTTTTACTTGTAGAAGCTTATGAGGTCGTCGATCCAGAAACTTTTACAGATGCATATAACGATCGTTGGCTTCAAAACTATGCAACGACTTTGATTAAAGAGCAATGGGGTTCAAATCTTACGAAGTTTACTGGAATGTCTTTACCGGGCGGAGTACAGTTTAACGGAGAAAAAATCTATAATGACGCGGTCGACGCAAGAACTAAGATGGAACAAGAAATGATTTCATCTTATTCCCTTCCGGTTCTCGATATGATAGGTTAACCCTATGACAACCAACTTTTATTTCAACAATTTTACGAATAGTCAAGAGCAGATCTTAATTGAGGATCTGGTTCTTGAGTCTATTCAAATATATGGGCACGATGTATTTTATTGCCCACGTACTTTGATAGATAAAGACGAAGTTTACGAAGAAGATTCATTATCACAGTACAACAGTAATTATTTAATTGACATGTTTATTCGTAGCTATGAGAGCTATGAAGGCGATGGTCAATTCTTATCGAAGTTTGGTCTTGAGATTCGAGATCAGGTTACATTTACTGTCTCTGTTCGTAACTTTATGAATGAGATTGGATCAATAGAAATGATCGATCGTCCTCAAGAAGGCGATCTGATTTATCTTGCCATGGCAGATCGTTTGATGTATGTCAAGTATGTCAATAAAACTCCTGTCTTTTATCAGATGGGCGCTATTCAGATGTATGATCTCGTTTGCGAGATGTTTGAGTATGGCAGTGAGAAGTTAAATACTGGCATTGAAGCCATTGATAGTATCGAGAAGTTAAGTAGCTTAAGTCTTGATGCCTTTGGAATCTTGACGAATGACAATTTACTTCTGGTTACTCAAGAAGGAAATCCAATCATACAAGGCAGCTATGATTTTGGTACTCAAGCCGGAGATGCATTCGAAGATAATGTCGAGTTTGAAACAGACGGGGACACTATCCTTGACTGGACGCAAATAGATCCGTTTAGTGAGGGACAAGTATAATGTTTGGAAGAACATGGAATCATGATAGTTTAAGAAAATACATCATTGTATTTGGCACTGTCTTTAATGATATCTATATCAATCGACTAAGTAATACAGGAGAAGTCCTTCAGACATTAAAAGTTCCTTTGACTTACGGTCCAAAAGACAAAATACTTTCGAGACTCGAACAAAGCCCGAGACTCGATAATCAAGTTGGTATTATTCTTCCGCGCATTTCGTTCGAAATGACGACCATGGAATATGATCCTACACGCAAGTTAAACACTCTGAATAAGCTGACGAAACAATCTGCGGTTGCTGGCACAGACGATGAAGTCAAATATCAGTATCAACCTGTTCCATATGACATGCAGTTCGAGATGAATATCTTAGTCAAGAATGCCGAAGATGGCACTCGTATCGTAGAGCAAATCGTTCCTTACTTTACACCCGCTTTTACTGTGAGCGTGAATGTTGTACCAGAAGTCGATGGTCCTCGTGATATTCCTATCGTTCTGAATAGCATCTCTTCTCAAGATCAATATGAAGGCAACTTTGAACAAAGAAGAGCTTTAATATGGACACTCAACTTTACATTGAAAGGTTGGTTGTACGGACCATCGAAGAAATCAAAACTAATTAAACATGCTGAAACTGTATTTAGATTTCCAGAAGATGTCGCGACTGGAAATACTAATAGCACAGCGAATACGATAGTAGTGACTTCACGCCCTGGACTCACAGCGAATGGACAGCCTACTACCAACACTGCTTTAAGTATTTCATACGAAGATATTATAAGTACAGATGACTATGCCATTATTAATACAATTACTGAGAATATCTAATGAGCAATGAACTTGATAAATTTTTAAACATCGCCGCCGGCGAAACTCTTCCGGCTGTGATTGAAAAGAAAATTACTACACAAGCAAATGCAGACTTTGAGTTTGCTCGTGAGAATATGATGGAAGTCATTAATAAAGGGCAAGAAGCGCTCTTCGATCTGATGGATGTGGCAAAACAAAGTCAACACCCAAGAGCATATGAAGTGCTTGCTGGAATGATGAACACTATGATTGGAGCGAGCAAAGATCTTCTCGATTTACAAGTCAAGAAGAAAAAACTGATGGAAGATGATCCAACTGCCACTGCACAACAAGTCACAAACAATCTCTTTGTCGGATCCACTGCAGAATTACAGAAATATTTAAAGCATCATAAAGATGGCGAGTGAAAATTACTTAGGTAATCCTCGGTTAAAAAGAGCCGATACAAAAGTCGAGTATACTCCTGAGCAAGTTGCTGAGTATATCAAGTGCTCTGAGGATCCAATCTACTTCATCTTAACTTACTGTAAGATTGTCAACATCGACAAGGGTCTAATCATGTTCCCGCTCTGGGAATTTCAGAAAGAAATGATCCTTGCATTCGAAGAGAATCGATTTGTCATCTGTAAGATGCCTCGTCAGGTTGGTAAGACAACGACTGTTGCCGCTTACTTGCTTTGGAAGATCGTATTTAACGAAGAATACTCGATCGCTATTCTTGCTAACAAAGACAGACAAGCTCGAGAAATCCTTGGTCGTATTCAGTTGATGTTCGAGCATCTTCCGAAGTGGCTTCAAATGGGTGTGACTGAATGGAATAAAGGTAACATTAAGCTCGAGAACGGATCTGAAATCCTTGCTTCTGCTACTTCGTCTTCTGCGATTCGTGGTACTTCTCAGAACATGGTCTACCTCGATGAGTTTGCCTTCGTTCCGACCAATATTCAAGACGAGTTTTTTGCTTCGGTTTATCCTACCATTTCATCTGGTCAAAGTTCGAAGGTTCTGATTACTTCGACACCGAACGGTATGAACATGTTCTATCGTATCTGGACAGAGTCTGAAGAAGGTCGTAATGCTTATGCTCGAGTCGATGTGCACTGGTCACAGATTCCAGGCCGTGACGAAGCATGGAGAGAACAGACGATCAGCAACACGTCTGAAGATCAGTTCAGACAAGAATATGAGTGTGAGTTCCTCGGATCTTCGAACACTCTCATTCATCCTACCAAACTTCGTAACATGGTCTATAAACAACCGATTGCTCAGGCAGACGGTGGATTGAAGATCTACGAAGAACCAGAGAAAGATACAATTTATGCAATTGTAGTTGATACTGCTCGAGGAGCCGGAGCCGACTATTCTGCTTTCATTGTCGTCAATGTATCGACGATGCCATATCGACAAGTCGCCGCATTTCGAAACAATCTAATATCTCCGTTGATATATCCAAACATTATCTACGGTGCCGCAGTAAAATATAATGATGCACTCGTTCTCGTCGAAACAAATGATATCGGTCAGCAAGTCGCAGATATTCTGCACTATGATCTTGAATATGACGGAGTTCTGGTGACTGCCAATAACGGTAGAACAGGACAAAGTTTATCAGGCGGTTTTGCTACTACTACACATTATGGCGTGAAAACATCAAAACAAGTCAAGAGAATTGGTTGTGCCACGTTAAAGACTCTTGTCGAGGCTGATAAGTTCTTAATCTATGATTATGATACTATCTATGAGTTGAGCCGTTTCTCACTCAAGAACACTCTGAAAGGAAATCAGTCTTACGAAGCTGAAGATGGAAATGATGATATGGCGATGTGTTGTGTTCTTTTTGCCTGGTTAACAACTCAACCATATCTGAAAGAAATTACAAATATCGATATTCGTATGCAAATTTACGAGCAAAATGAAAAGATGCTCGAGCAACAAATGCTACCATTCGGTCTCATGAGTACAGGTGATGATGTACATGACGAAGAAGTCAATGAATCGTTGTTTGATGGTGGTCCAAGAGATGATTTTTGGGTAGCACAAAAGCGAGGGTTTTTTGAAGGAAACTTTTAATATCAAATTAAATATACGATTAATTGGGGTTTTATGAACAAATGCCCTAATTTAATGAAGTTATAAATAAAGTAAATGCAACTTACATGACTAACCTTTAAAGGGAGATAACAATGGCGTTTCAAGTCAGCCCAGGAATCAATGTTTCCGAAATTGATCTTACAACAACTGTTCCGGCACTTGCGACTACGGTCGGCGGTTTCGGCGGAGTATTTCGTTGGGGACCAGTCGGAAAGTTCGTTCTTGTAGATTCAGAAAATACACTCGCAAATCGCTTCGGTAAACCGACCTCGGACAACTACGAAACGTTCTATACAGCAGCAAACTTCCTTTCTTATGGAAATGCTTTGTATGTTTCGCGTGCCGCGAATACAACAGGTTTCTCTAATACAGCGACTGTTACGCTTAGTAGTAATACTACGCTTGCCACATCAAACGGCGCGGCCCTTGGCCTTACAGTTGGTAATCGCGTACAAGGCGATGGCATTCCCGATGATACCTTCGTTACAGCGGTTTCCAATACCACTACTACTATTTCGAGAGCAGCTACTACAAGCGCTTCTGCGGTTCTTTCATTCTTTGCGAACACTACGACTCTCTCTGCTTATGCTGGTGATACAGCTGCAGTCGTTGCATCAAACGTCGTAGTAAGAAACTCTGAAGAATTCGAAAACAAAGGTGCAGCGAATGCAACTTTCACTGGAACAGAGTTTGTAGCTCGTTATCCTGGTGCACTCGGTAACTCTCTCAAAGTTTCAATGTGCGACAGCGATAGACAATACGCTGAAACAATTACATTCGAAACTAATACTTCTTACGGTTCGACTACTGCAAACACATATGCTCTTGCAGATCTTACCTCAGCTTCTATATCGATTGCAGTCGGCAGCAATACAGCTAACGTTGTCTTCGTATGGTCTAATGACGATTTCGCAGATCGCGTAGCCAATTCCGGAATAGCACGCGCAGTTGGATCGAATGGTGTATCAGCTAACTTTATCTCTCTTGCAACCGCAAATACACTCTTTACGAATGGCGACGCAGTATGGTATGCAAAGGGAACATCTTCGACTGCGAATAGCATTCAAGGTTTATCAGAAGGTACATCGTACTTCATTACTGGAGCGAATACAACCGGCTTTACTCTCTCGCTAACATCTGGCGGAGCAAACGTTGCTATCTCGAATGGCGCAGCCAACTCTGTTGTTTATTTTACAAAACAATCAGCGACTGATCTTGGTCTTACTCTTGCAGAAGCTCGTCTTGCAGTGACTGCAGTCAGAGACAAAATCACTGTTGGCGATTATATCGAAGTTGGTAATACTTCTATCGGTAAGCAGAACATGAAGGTCACTTCAGAGGGTGCGCAGGCCGATGACGGTACGAACATCTACTTCAACATCGTTTTCGATTCAACTTGGAACAAGTCGACTAACTTTAGCGATACTTCACTGAAGCGTCAATGGGAATACTTCAATACTGTAGATTCTGCTCCAGGTGTGTCTCAAGCAATGACAAACTCTGGTCGTGCTATTAAAGACGAAGTTTCAGTTGTTGTAGTCGACGAAGATGGTCTAATCAGCGGAACACCTGGTCAAGTCCTTGAAATCTACCAAAACCTTTCGCGCGCTACTGATGCCAAGAAAGAAGATGGTACGACTAACTACTATAAGACAGCGATCAACGACTTCTCACGTTGGATTTGGGCTACAAACGATCGCTCGGGTGCGGCTTCGAATACTCTCTCAACCGTTGCTAACTCGACCAATACGACGACTTATACGAAGTCATTCGTTCGCGGAACAGACGGCGCGACAGAAAGTACTGTTTCAATGGCAGCAGTTGGTGCTGCATACGATCTCTTCGCAGATGCAAGTACAGTCGATGTTTCTCTTATTCTTCAAGGGAAAGCAATCGGAACAAACGACGTTCAGTTAGCTAACTATCTGATCGACAACATTGCAGAAGTTCGTAAGGATTGCGTAGTGTTCGTTTCTCCAGCATATTCTGACGTTGTAGGTATCACTACAGAAAACGCACAAGCTCAGAACATCGTAGATTTCAGAAATCTTCTGCGTAATACTTCATATGCATTCCTCGATTCTGGTTACAAGTATCAGTACGACAAGTATGCGGACGTATATCGCTACATTCCATTGAACGGAGATATTGCTGGTATTACTGCTCGGAGTGATAGCCTGAAAGATCCTTGGTTCTCTCCTGCTGGATTTACTCGCGGTCAAATTAAAAACCTCGTGAAGTTGGCATTCAGCCCTGGAAAAACTGAAAGAGATCTTCTGTATAAGAATGATGTCAATCCAATCGTGACATTCCCAGGTCAAGGCACAGTACTCTACGGAGATAAGACTCTCCTCGGTCGTGCAAGTGCATTCGATCGTATTAACGTACGTCGCTTGTTTATTGTTCTTGAAAAGGCGATTGCCACAGCTTCAAACTCTACTCTGTTTGAATTCAATGATGACTTCACAAGATCACAGTTTGTAAATCTAGTTGAACCATATCTTCGCGACGTTCAAGGTCGTCGTGGAATCTTTGACTTCCGCGTGGTTTGCGACGAGACGAATAATACTGCTGAAGTAATCGACAGCAATCGCTTTGTTGGAGACATCTACATTAAGCCTGCTAAGTCGATCAACTTCATTCAGCTAAACTTCGTCGCCGTCAGATCTGGTGTCGAGTTC